CTACTGACAGTGGTAAGATGTTTAGTGTTCAAGTAGATGGTCAAAGATGGAAGTTCTCAGCTTCATACCCACCTTTAACTAGAACTACTTTTGCTCCTGTTTACGCATTTATAATTAAACAAAGAAGTCAAAAAGAAACATTCCAAATAGTACCTCCAGTTATATCTAGTGCTAGAGGACATGAAGTAAATAATGTTGCTGTTAATGGTGCACATACCGCAGGTGATACAACAATAGCAGTAGATGGACACCATAATAATTCAGCAGGTGCATTTTTAGCAGGTGATTTAATTAAGTTTGGTAGCCATAGCAAAGTATATATGATTGTTGAAGATGTCACCCCATCAGGGAACGCATCTACAATAACTATAGAGCCACCACTAAGAGAAAATTTAGCTGATGATGCCACAATAACTTATGACAATGTTCCATTTACTGTAAGACTAACAAATGACATTCAGCAATTTAATACTGACGATATAGATCTATATAAATTTGAAGTTGATTTCATAGAGGCTCTGTAATGACTAGAGGGTTATCTAATGCTATAACCACAGAGTTAGGCAATCAAAATATTAAGCCTATTGCTTTAGTAGAGATTAATTTTCCTACACCCCAAAGACTTACCAACCATTACAAAGACATAACCCATAATTCTAATACCTATACTGCAAGTTCTCATTTATTAGGTGTCAGTGGTAAAGGTGAAAATTCATCTATTGATGTATCTAGCTTTCAAATAGAATTATCAGCAGTTGATAGTGCTTTTGTTTCTATTGTTTTAAACAATGTAGTGAATAATGACCAAGTGACTGTGGACATGGGTTTTTTAAATAGTGCAGATGCTTTGATAGATACATTCACTTATGAAATAGGTTTTATTGATAGCTTTAGAATAGATACTGGAAAAGGCAGAATAGTTTTAAATTGTACTTCACACTTTGCAGACTTTAGTAGAACTGCAGGAAGAAAAACGAATAATGGAAGCCAACAAAGATTCTTTAGTACAGATGTTGGTTTTGAATTTGCAGGACTAACAGTTCAAGATATTTTATGGGGTAGAAAATAATGGGTTTATTTGATGGCATAGTAGGTGCAGTCACTAACTTTTTTCAAGGTGTAGGGCAAATACTTACAGATGTTATTTCTTGGATTATTCCAATACCTGATGTTCCTGATTTTGATAAAGATTTAGCTGACCAAAACGCAAGAGGTGTTTTACTTAATAAACAATCTAACAATGCTCATATTCCTGTTATTTATGGTGAAAGATTAGTTGGTGGTACAAGAGTATTCTTAGAAGTTTCAGGCACAGATAATCAATATCTGTATGGTGCATTAGTATTATGTGAAGGTAAAATTAATAATATAACCCAAATAAAAGTTAATGATGATGCAGTGACTTTTAGTGGCTCTATTGCAGATGGAACACAAATTACTTCTAATGATAGTCGCTTTGGAACTACAATCACTATTCAACCTTTTTTTGGTGGTGATAGCCAATCAGCATCTAGTCTGTTATCAACTTTAAGTGATTGGGGAAGTAATCATAAATTATCTGGAGTAGCTTATATTGCATTTAGAATAGAATGGGATGCAGATAAATATACAGGTATTCCTCAAATCCAAGCCAAAGTACAAGGTAAATTAATATCTACTTATGATGGAAGTAGTAGTGAAACTGCAAATCAATATTCAACTAATCCTGCTTTTATTCTTCTTAACTATTTAACAGATACAAGATTTGGTAAAGGTATTCCGATTGCAAATATAGATATACCTAGTTTCTATACTGCATCTACTGTATGTGCCACACAGATAACTCCCTATTCAGGTGCATCACAAATTAATCTTATAGATACAAATGTCGTTCTAGATACTTCAAATAAAATTATAGATAATGTTAAAAACCTTTTACGAGGTATGAGAGGTTTATTAACTTATCAACAAGGTAAATATAGACTTGTTGTAGAAACTACAGGCTCATCAGTATTAACACTTAATAAAGATAATGTTTTAGGTGGTATTCAAGTTCAATCAGAAAAGAAAAATTCTAAGTTTAACAAAATTCAAGCTACATTCATCAATCCTGAAAAGAACTATCAAAGTGATACGATTGTTTATGATACCAACCATTCAACTTACCTAAGTGAAGATGGCAACATCTTACAAGAAGGTGCAATAGATTTACCTACAATTACATCACCTTACCAAGCTAGAGAGATGGCTAAAATTCTTTTATTACGTTCAAGAAATAGTTTACAAGTTTCATTGACTGCAAACTATGAAGCCATGAATTTAGCAGTTGGTGATATTGTTGCATTGACAGAAGATTTAACAGGTTTTTCAGCTAAAAATTTTAGAGTTGCAGGATTAGGTATAAATTCTAATTACACAGTTTCTTTATCATTAACAGAGCATCAAGATAGTTTTTATACTTTTGAAACGCAAACAGAAGTAGCAGTTGAGCCTGATACTAATCTACCAAATCCATTCACAGTTCAACCCCCTGCATCAATCACACTTGCTGATGAATTAATATCTTACAATGACGGAACAGTTATTGTTGCTATGAATATAACGATTGGTGCATCACCTGATAAGTTTGTTAGAGAGTACCAAGTAGAATACAAAAGAACTGCTGATAGTGACTTTATCGTTCATAGCAAGGGAACTGTAGATTTATTTCATAGAGTATTGAATGTTATCTCAGGTGATAATTATACAGTTAGAGTGAAAGCTATAAATTCATTGGGTGTAGAAAGTACCAATGTCTCAGCTACTAGAGATATTGTTGGTGAGATTGCTCCACCCTCAGATGTTGAAGATTTTTCTATTAACATTGTAGGTAGTGATGCTCATTTATCTTGGGAGAGTATTCCAGATGCAGATTTAAATTATTATGTTGTTAATTTCACTACAGAAACAGTCAATCCAGAATGGCAAAATAGTTTTACTTTAATTAACAGAGTATCAAGACCTGCAACATCTGTGACTGTACCTGCCAGAACAGGTAGCTATCTTATCAAGGCAGTAGATAAACTAGGCAACTTTTCATCTAATGAAGCTATTATTACAACTAACATCACTGCTATTGGTGAATTTACAAATGCCTCAACTGCTACAGAAAATCCAAACTTTACAGGAACAAAAACAAACTGTGTTGCAGTAGATAATAACTTAGAACTAGATAGCATTGAATTATTTGATGCTAACACTTCAGATAACTTTGACGATATAACCACAAGAAACTTTGATGGTGGTACTACTAATAACAATGTTCCATCTAGTGGAACTTATGAATTTGGTAATGTGATAGATTTAGGAAGTACACAAACAACTAGATTGACTGCGAATATTACCCAAACCACAGATGATAGAGATAGATTGTTTGATAACATATCAGGATTATTTGACGACCAAGCATCTAACTTTGATGGTGATGCATCTGTGAACGCATCTAGCCATCTAGAGATTGCTACATCTACAGATAACTCTACTTATACATCATTTAGAAATTTCAATGTGGGTGATTATTCAGCAAGGTATTTTAAATTTAGATTAATAATGCAGAGTTTAGATAACTCCGCAACTCCTGTGGTATCAGCACTATCGGTAAATGCTGATATGATTGAACGTCTAGTATCTGAGAATGATGTGGTTTCTGGTGCAGGAACAAAATCAATTACATTCTCACCAGTTTTTATTTCAACACCTGCTATTGGTGTATCAGCACAAGGATTGGCAAGTGGTGATTTTTATGAGATAACTAATAAATCAGTAAGTGGTTTTGATATCACTTTTAAAAATGGTGCAACTGCAATTAGTAAAACATTTGACTATATAGCGAAAGGACATTAAAAGTAAGTTATGGCACAACACGATATGAATATCGCTAACCAAGGTTTCCCTGCCTTTAGAAGTGATTTAAATAACGCACTATCAGCACTAAACACAATGCACAGTGGCACATCAAGACCAAGTGGTGCGGCTATTGGAACTCTTTGGCTAGATACAACAAATTCTGGCTCTAATAGTCTGACTATGAAATTTTATGATGGCTCAGATGATATAAGTTTTGCAACAATAGATACATCAGCTAATACTGTTAATTTTACAGATAGCACAGTATCAATTACAGGTTTATCATCAAGTGCATCAGGAACAGTTTTAACACTTTCAGATGCTAATATTCTATTTGCAAAAAAAGGATATTTTGCTGAGCAAACATTAACAGATGGTGCAACTATTGATTGGAACTTATCTACTCAACAAGTTGCCAAAGTCACCCTAGCAGGAAACAGAACTTTGAACGCACCAACTAATCAACAAGCAGGTGCATTTTATTCTCTAGCCATAATTCAAGATGGCACAGGATCAAGAACTTTAACATTTAATTCAGCATATAAATTTACAGGTGCAACCGCACCAACATTAACCACAACTGCATCAGCTAAAGATGTAATCATCTTTAAATCAGATGGAACTAACTTATTAGAAGTAGGAAGGTCTTTAAATATCGGATAATGTTTGCTTTAGTAGAAGATAATGCTTTTGTTAGAATAGTAAACTCAAGCAAGGGAATAACCATTGGTGATAATCAATATCCTAAAACAATTTTTTCATTATGGACAAACGCTGAGAGGGAAGCGATTGGCATATATGAAGTGGTCATGGACACAACTAATAAGAAAGATGAAGCTTATTATATCAATACTGATGTTAGTTATGCCTATTCTAGTGGTACTGTCACTGGAAGTTATGGCACTGCAACTGCAAAACCTTTAGCTGATAGTCTATGGACACAACAAGATGATGATGATGGTTTAATGCCAAGTGACAAATCTGTTGGTGATGTCAAAGTCAAAGGATTAAAATCATTAGAGATTGAAAAAATTAAAGCACAGGCAAGTGGACTTCTATCCCCTACTGATTGGCATGTAGTCAAAGCAACTGAAGTATCTGATTATGATGTTCCTAGTGATATTGCAACTTACAGAGCAAACGTAAGAGCAAAGTCTAATGAAATGGAAACACAAATAAATGCATGTTCTGATGTTGATGCTTTAAAAACTTTATTCACTTGGGTGTATGACGAAGATACAGATACAACCTCAAGACCATTAGCTAGTTTCCCAGAGGTGATATAATGACATTCCCAATTCTAGGTGGGAATAGTGCAGTCAGTGCAGGTGCTTATAGCATTGATAATTCCCTTAGATTTAATGATAATGATAGTCCTAAATTAAAAAGGACAACTACAGGCTCTGGCACACAATCTACTTATACATTTTCAGCATGGTGTAAAAGGTCTAGTTTTGGCTCATATCAATATTTGTTTAGCCATAGAGCATCTGGGGGTGCAAATGCTTATGGTTTGGCTTTTGATAGAGACTCAGAAAAACTTTATGTGTACAATGGCTCATTAGATTTAACCACTGCTGTTTATAGAGATGCATCAGCTTGGTATCATATTGTTTTAAGTGTTAGTTCTGGCTCATATACTTTATATGTAAATGGCTCATCTGTTAAAACAGGCTCAGCACAAAGTATTGTTTTAGGTGAATCAATGACTATTGGTGCTTATGAATATTCAACTACAGTTAGTTTTCTTGATGGCTACATGGCAGAGGTACACTTTATTGACGGAACTGCAAAAGCACAAACAGACTTTGGTGAATTTGACAGTGATAGTGGTATATGGAAACCCAAAGAATATTCTGGTAGTTATGGCACGAATGGGTTTAAACTTGACTTCTCAAATAGTGGTAGTCTTGGTGCTGATAGTTCTGGTAATGGTAATAACTTTACCCCTAGTAATTTAGCATCTACAGACCAAACAACAGATACACCGACTAATAACTTTGCTACATTAAATTTTTTAACTAGCGGTGCAGAAGCAGAATTTTCACAAGGAAATTTGAGATTTGCGGCTAATACAGTTCAAACATATCCTTTTGCATCTAGTACCATAGGATTTAGTTCAGGTAAATGGTATTGTGAATTTTTAAGAGAAGCTAACGCAGTGACAGGTGGAGTAGGTATTTTTGGAACAGATTTAACTGGTAATGGTGACCCAACAACACGATATACATATGAAAGAACTGGCTCAAAATATAATAATGCTTCATATACATCTTACGGAGCTAGTTGGGGTGTTGGAGATGTTATAGGTATTGCTTATGATGGCTCAACAGGAAATGTTGTTTATTATAAAAACGGAGTATCACAAGGAACTGCTTACACAATACCCACATCAGCAGTTTATGTTTTTGGTTGTCAATCATATACAAGTGGCACACAAGTAGATGTTGCTAATTTTGGGCAAGAAGGAAGTTTTGCAGGTAATAAAACCGCAGGTGGTAATACAGACGCTAATGGTTTTGGTAATTTTTTATATAGTGTACCTTCTGGACATCTAGCACTATGTACTCAAAACCTAGCAACTGAATTATCCCCTACGATTGATGATGGGAGTAAACATTTTAATACTGTTATTTGGAGTGGTGATGGAACAGATGACAGAAGTATAACAGGAGTGGGATTTCAACCTGATACAGTTTGGTATAAAGAAAGAAATAATGCGGTAAGTCATAGATGGGTTGACGCAGTTAGAGGAATTGGAAAAGAGTTATATGTGGATATATCTAATGCTGAATATGCCGCCTCTAATGAATTACAAGCATATGAATCTGATGGTTTTCAAATTGGTAG